CAGGAGAGTGGTGGAAGTTCGCACCGAACCGAGCATACGCAAATATATCAGCAACGATCCCGACCGATGGGCGCGAGACTAAAAGCATGATAAATCGGGTCGTCAAACTCAATCGAGAGTGGGGTGAACCTGGGGTCTACTTTTCGGATTCTCCCGATTTTGGTACTAACCCATGCTGCGAGATTGGATTATATCCATACTTTGTGCAATCAGCCTTCGGAACCCATCAGACCGATCTCCCTTTAAGCGTGACAAGAAATAGAAAACGATTAGAGATGGGGGGGTGGATGTGGCGAAGTGGATGGGCGGTTTGTAATCTAACCGAAGTTAATATGGAGAAGAACCAAACAGAAGAGAAGTTCTTTGAAGCGTGCGAGGCTGCTTCATATATCGGAACTTTACAAGCGGGATATACTGAGACGGGGTATCTCGGAAAAGTGTCCAAGACGATCATTGAACAGGAAGCGTTGATCGGGGTTTCATTGACGGGGATGCACTCTAATCCTCTTTCTTTCGTTCCATCGATTTTAAGGGACGGTGCTGCTATAGTTGAAGATATAAATCAGTTAACAGCAAAGAGAATCGGGATCAATTATGCATCTCGTTTAACTTGTATTAAGCCGAGTGGAAATACGTCGACTATTCTTGGAACGTCCTCGGGGATTCATCCGTTTCATGCGGATCGCTATATTCGAACTATAAGGCTCTCTAAAATCAATCCAATATGGCAGCTTATAAAAGAGCAGCTCCCCGAGGCTATAATCGATATAGAAGGGGACACGGGGATTATCCAGTTTGCATGCGTCGGCAATGGAACTCCGCGCGATCATTTATCAGCGAGAGACTTCCTTGAAACGGTCGCCCTTGTTCAATCTTCATGGGTTGAATATGGGTCAAAGGGAAGTCGGGTCGAAGGTCTCTCGCATAATGTATCAAACACTTGTACTGTTAAAGATGATGAATGGGGGGTTGTTTCGGATTGGCTTTGGAAGAACCGTCGATCGGTTCGCGGGGTCGCTCTCTTATCCGATTATGGGGATACTGTTTACGAGAACGCTCCCTATCAAACAGTAAAAGAGGGTGCACCGCTGGAGAAGGAGTGGGAGAGGCTGATGACCCTTGATTGGACGAAGATCGATCTAACCTCCGTTGGAGGCGGGAACGATGCACATTTAATGAGTGGATGCGATGGGCTTAAATGTCAGCTCCCATCGCCCGAGCAATAGAGAAATAAGTAAATCCGCTTGGATTTGTGTTAATTGCTTTTTCGTAATTATTAAAAGTCTTTTGATCAATTAGTTCTTCGTTGAGCTGCTTTCGAAGCATGATCATAGTCTCGGTCCAAGCACCGTTGTAATGATAACTCATATCATGGACATAAAAACAATAATGGGCGAGGTCGTTATGTAGCGCAGGGTCAAAACAGGTTCCATAAAAAGAGTCAAACAATCCAGCCAAGACGTCAAGATCTGCTTTATCCCATGATCTAAACCCTTCGAACCCAATGTTCTTTTTTTCATCTTGTAAAAAGACTCTAATCGGGTTGATACCGAAAGCATAAAAGAGTCGTTCTAACTCTTGAGGTGTGCATTGGGATAAAGGCTTGCTGATCATCATCTCCATCGCACTTATTGCTTCGTCGACCTGCGCGCCTTCTCTTTTAATCTCTTCAATCGTTGTGTTGATATTTGAGAAGTTTCGAAGCGGGTTTGCAGGAGTGGGTGGTTCAATTGGTGCGGGAGCTGGAGTCTCTAATTTAGTTTTTTTTTTGGAGCGGGAGGAGTGGAGGGTTTAGGAGCGCGCTCCGATTCGACAGATGCATACACAATCGCGTCGCGTTCTTGTTCATCTTTAATCATCATCTCAGCCAATTCATCGGGAGAGCAAGCGGTTCCGATAATTTCTGGAAAAGCTAGTCGAAGCAAAGCGGTCAACGCTCTTTTATGCATCATCACCTTCGGCATTTGCTTCCAAGCTCTTTGATTCAAGGTTCCCCGAAGTCGAGCGTCTTCCAATGTATATGTCCAAGACTTGGGTTTTGCTTCAAATCCAAACTCCTTCGCCATCTCCAGCTCATCCCGTCTTAAAGCATAGACAGTGACCGACTCTTCTCCAACCTCTTCCCACATTGCTGCGCAGACTTTTTTTCCATCCTTTCCAATATGTCGGCGAACCGCTCCTGCCATCGCGTCGGCGTTAAGCGCGGGCTTCCCTTGAATGCAATATGTATGAGCGAGTGTCACTGCAACATTGAATTCGAATAAATGACCAAATGTAAGAAAACTCTTAATATTGTCGTCGAAGTTGCGATCTGTTGAAAGATTTTGAATTAATTGTAATTGTGTATCATTTAACATTGGTTCTTCTCTCCAGTATGAAATTATTATTGATTAGCTCGGATAAACGAGACGGTTTTTAAAATAGAGGGATTAGGGTTTTTAATGACGTCGTCTCTTTGAGTGCGCTCGTTAAATGAATTAAAAGCGAGAGCAGCTCCAAGAGCAACAATAGTTAAAAGGATAATCGAGTGCTTTTCAGCAAATGAACGTCGATCTTGACGGGGTGAATATTTAATCATTGGTGTACTCCTTGAAGTCTTGAGTGGTAAAAGATGAACCTGTCATATCGTTTAAGCAGGCACAAAGGATAAAGAAAAAACGCTCGGGAGCCTTTTGTTTCTTATTGAAGATTTTAGATAAATAGGCAGTTGAGTAACCCATTCTGGAAGCGAGGTGGTGAAAGCTATACCTTTCACTCTTAAGTGCTTGTTTTACTTTTTCTTTCATTAAAGTCTCCTTTTATTTGTTGATAGTATAAGTCCATTCGCCGCGTGCATATTGCCATTGATATCCGCCGATCAAATCAATCATTTCTTTTAAAAGTCTTACGAGTTTTAATTGTTTTTTATGTTGTACTGTTTTGATGATGATTGTGTCGGCGGTCTCTCTAATTCTTACAGAGCTTAAGAGTCCTTCGCTTTTTAAGATAATTTTGATGTGTTGTGCGTTGTTCATTTTGTTTTCCTTTCGTTGTTGATGTATCCTTTGTATAATAATATATTTACTATGTCAAATATTATTTTAAAAAAAATAAAAAAAAGATTTACAGGATAAATAAAATCATTATATAAGAGAAGAGAAAGGAGTTCATTATGAATGAATATAATTTAAGAAAACTGATTCTCAGCTCTCCAGAACTTGACGCCAATGAAAAAGTTCTTTTGTTCGCTCTTTGCTTTCGATTGAATTGGGAGACTTGGAGCGGTCCCGTTTCAGTATCCAATCTCGCAGCGTTGACTTCTAACTCTGAACGAACCGTTCGGCGGGTTTTATCTAAATTGAAAGATAAAGAAATTATCCTTCGAACCTCAACTAGAGAAAAGGGATCAGCTAAGAGTCGAGTTGCATTGACTAGAATTAATCTAAGCTTTTTTTCTAAGCATGACAAGGTCGTCAGTGACAAGGTCGTCAGTGACAAGGTCGTCCCCCTTAACCATGACAAGGTCGTCCCCCTTAACCATGACAATATTGACCCCCATACAATCGGTAACAATATTAATAAACAATATATTAATCCCTCCTTGGTAACTCCAGAACGCGAAGAAGAGGCTTGGAGATGGGGTGGATTGGATGATACCGAGAGTTATGAAGAAGAGGAAGAAAGAGAAATCAATCAAGTATATACTTTTACTTATCCCTCATCTATACTCGATCCTCAAGAGAGACTCGAAGCGGAGAATCATGTTAAAGCGAATTGGCATCGGTTGACCCATGCCGATCGAGAACGCATCATGTACCCCGATCTTACTAAACCTTTAATCTAAGCAAAGCGAGAGAAGAATGCAGAGCTTAAATCAATCATTGTCTTTATTCCTCAAAGCAGTACAAAAGAAGAGTGCTGGAGGGATACAAACAAACATTAATCGTCCCGAGCTAACTCACTCTTTTAATCTAGAGAAAGAGCAGCTATTAACTAAAGAAGTCGTTATGGGGGTCCCGAAGCTTAAAGTCAATTTCCTCCCCTCCTGTAATTATGGCGGATGCACCGCTTCCCACTCTCATATTCATGTTCGGGAGCGTGTGGAGTTCATTGACGATTTACAAAGATATACTCCTGTTATGATCAAAGATGAAGCAGGAGAGGAATTTGAAGACATCTCAAAACGACCTCTTGGATTGAGAGTCGAAGACGACGGTCTTTGGGAGCCCGTTAAACATCGATATGTATATTCCGAACCTTGTCCTTTCTGTGGACGGACTAATCAATATTTAATCCGTTTTAAACAAAGCGGTTTAACTGCTGCTGCGATCAATAAACACCTCGGGAACTATAATTTTGAACAAGGGTTAGAAGACCTCGCGCAATCCTTCGCGTCTAAAAAGATAAGAGGGGGATTGATTCATGGACACACGGGGAACGGAAAAACGCACCTTTTAGCAGCTCTCGCACGCGAGATGATCTGGAGAGGGAAGCGGGTTCGATATGTATCACACCAAAATCTTCTAGAAAGAATAAAACAATCTTTTGATAATAAAATCGATATTAAAGATCCCCGATATACTTGGCTAGACAGAGTGGACGTTGTTTTCTTTGATGAATTGGGGTTCTTTCGAATGAATGAGTGGGGTATACAGACGACGAATGAATTAATACACGCTCTCTATGAATCCAATGTGCAAGTCCTCTTTGCTTCAAACTTATCGCCGAGAGAAATGAAAAGGAAGTTTTTAGACATTAGAAGTCAATCCAGAATCGCCGAGATGTGTAAAGATTTTGTTTTTGAAATGAAGGGACCCGATCGGCGCGGGGATGTTGAAAGGTTCTTTCAATGAATCAAGAGCAGCTTATTAAAGAGATTAATCGTCTTAGATTGTTAAGATATACGTGGAAACAAATTAAAGAGACTCTGTTTACGGAGAGTAACCCACCGTCAATAGCTACTATAAAGCGATGGGCCAAGGGAGCACCAACGTCTATTCCTTTACATCAACAACCCCTTAGGATCGCTGCTAAATACGAAGAAGAGGTTCGAGAGGTATTTGTTAAGCAACTCAAAAAAATGGGATACAATGATAAAGAGATAAAGAAAGAACTTAAAAAACTTATCCCTTAATCAATGTTTATTTAATCCTTTCATTTTAAATACTTATGGATTTTGTCAAAAAAAACTTGAAAAAAGTTTAAGAAAAAGTTGACAAGATAAAAAAGAGATGGCATAAAGGAATCAAGATCAATCAAGATCGATTTTAAAAACAAATCTCGAAAGGATTTAAAATGAAAACTCAAATCACTTTAACTCAATATAACTCTCTTAATATTATTGAACAATTTAAAATGTTTGGTGAAGAACTCTTCACTGAAAAACAATTCAACTTAATTAAAGAACTCCTTGAATCAAACTCTTCATATTTAAGCCCATCAAAACTTGCAGATTTATTAAAAACGACAACTCGTTCAATATCCAGTATTGCGGCATCTGTAAAACATTTTGATTTAATCCATATGAATGATTTCTGCGGTAAAAAATATAGATTAAATATAAGAACACTTGATCGGGTCCTTTACTCTTATTTTATGGATCTGTACACAAGTGCATATATTGAGTCAACTGAAGAAGCAGGAGAAGAAGCAGGAGAAGAAGCAGGAGAAGAAGCAGGAGAAGAAGACGCAGCAACTGAAGAAGTAGAACCCGCGGGATTGATTAAAATCAGTAAAATCAACTCTCTTTCAATCCAACTCTTTAAGTTTGCTCAAAAAGCTGAAACTAAAATCAATGGATATCGGATCGCCACTTGTAAAAGAACCTGCGCGATTTATTGGAAGAATGATAAAGGGGATATTATCTTTTTCAATTATAACTGGGAAGATTGCGGATCAATGTTTACAGGATCGATCTCCGCTGAAATTGGGTTTCATATGGAATTAGACCCCATCAAGGTATCCATCTGTAAACCCTTTAATCATTTCTTAGCTGATTATCTTTATGAATTCACTAAAATCACTCTAGACTTTTGCTGGGATTAATTTAAACGACAAATCTTGAAAGGATTTAAAATGAACTTAACACCACGTCAACAAATCATTCAAACCCTCCTATCCTTTTTAAAAGAGAACTATGATTTAACGGGATATCGATTAATCAACGATGGAAAAGATTTAAATACTTGGTATACAAAAGAAACAGACTTACAAGAACTTAATACTTCTATTTACGAGCACTTTGGATACCGAAATAAAACGCATGGCCAAATGTTTATTAAAACTCTTGTAACAAATCGAACTAATCAAATCTGTTACTTTTCTGGATATAGATGAGCCTAAAAGATAAAAAGCGATGATTCTGGAGAGAAGAACAGAAACATCGCTTTTTACCCGAAAGGAATAGATCACCCCCCAACAGATTAGAGAAGGACCTTGATCAAGCTATCATTCAATATCGGTCAAGTCAATCAAGTAAACATCAACATCATTCTCCTCTAGATAATCTTGTCCCCTCCGATCATATATCGAAGAAGAAGGAAAGAAGACTTCCTTTAATCCCGAATGATGTATTAACCGCGCACAAACTAAACAGGGAGCGGTTGTAATTATTAAAGAGCAGCGATCAACGGAGATCCCCTTCCGAACTGCATTCATTAAAGCGTTAGCTTCGGCGTGGTGGCAGCCGATCTCGATATGCGTTCCGCTCTTTATCTTTAACTCATTCCGTTCGCACTTATCTTCTTTACATAAATACCCCGACGCACCTCTCGGTGGCCCATTAAAGCCCGCGGAGATTGGGTTGTTTGATTGATCAATAATGATCGCGCCAACGGACCCTCGGCAACACGGAGACCTTTTAGACAATAGCAACGCGTGGTTGTACCAATGTTTCGAATATTCCGACTTCATTTAATCAATTCCATTATATCTTTAATCCCCTCCAGTTCTAAAAGGATCTTCTGTACTTCTCTCGCATAATCTTGAATTTCAACTTGAGAGTGAGAGTCCAACCGAAGTTCTAAAAAGTGAAGAAGTGCTTGGAAAGAAACAGTCCAATAACACTCGGAGTATAAAGATAAAGGAAGTATCATTCTAGCTTGCTCTTTGCAGACTCCTAAATCGATAAACTCTTTATAAAGGGTGTGACATACATTAAGTGCTCTTAAATACCTCTTTGTTAAAATCTCGTTCTCGTCTGCTTCGAAAGGATCTCCGCTTCCCTGTTTTACTGATTCAATTGGTTTTAATCTCCACTCCAACGGAGTGGAGAATTGATAATCAAACTGAACATATCTTCCCGATATTTCATTCCATGAGCACCCCACTTGGTGTTTCATCCACTGCCGAAGGACGAAGATCGGTGCTTTAATATGAAAAGTAAAATGAATATGCCGAAAAGGGGAAGTGTGTTTATTCTCCCATAAATATCGGATCAACTTAAGATCCTTCTCTTCAATCTTCTCTTTTCTTTTCCCAAATGAAACGCGCGCAGCGTTAACGATCTCAATCGGGCCACCGCTTTGATTGACTAATTTAACGAACCCTATTTGCTTTCGATCTTCTGGATAGTTTCCACAGCTGTCAATCGCTCGCGCATTCGGTTTACTTCGGTCCATAATTCAACCCTTCCCTCTTTACAAGATACACTTTGAGTCTCTAGATTTTGTTGAAGAGTGTCGATCGCCTTGGATAGTCGTTCGATCTGTTCAACTGTCTTTCCAAATGATCGCGCAGCATAAAAGATAAAAGAACCGATTGCACTCAATAAACCGATTATGTGCCAAATAGATGTAAAGTCGATCGTCATGTTAAACTCCTTAAATAAACGTCTCCTTTGATTATATTATATATAGGGATTGACTCAAGAGACTTTTAGCGATATGATTTGATATGATATGATATAGACCCCACACTAGAGGAGTGGTTATGGCTAGTAAAGAAATAGTTTTAAGGGTTCCGATCAAGATGTTCGAAGACCTAAACCAAATCGCAAAAAAAGAAAACCGACCCCGCGCTCGTATCATGCGAGAGATGCTGGAAAGGGGAATCAAAGAGAGGAAGAGTCATGGGAGTTAATAATTTATCCATTATTGGAAATATTGGTCAAGATCCAAAACAGGTCGGGACTTATGACAAGTCTATTTGTAGATTCTCCATTGGAGTCAATGAAGCAATCAAAGGAGAAAAGAAAGCAACTTGGTTTAATTGCGTCGCTTTTTCTGCAAAGGCTGACTATATACTCCGATCATGTAAAAAGGGTTCACAAGTATATGTGGAGGGTCCCCATCGGTCTGAGGAGTATGAAGGAACGACGCGCTGGAATCTCTATGTAAATAAAATTATTATTCTCAGCGATCGCAAGGAGTCGAGCGATGGCGAAAAGTAAAAAGAAAACGGAGAAGCAGCTAAAAGTCGAAGCTATTGATTTATGGCTAAGGATTGGAGTTGAGATTCTAAGAGATCTCCCCGAGGTCTATGAAGAGGTTGAACAACATCTAAATCGAAAGATTGAAGAAATACTTTTATCGGAACTCGATCATGGACACACTGTTCTTTATAAAAACTTGTGGAGGACTATCGATGAAGGATGACTTAGAAGGATTGGCAGCTCGGGAAGTCTTCTTAGACTCTTTAAATAAGACAGAAAAGACCAAATCTTTACGCACGCGTGGTAAGTACACAGTGGTTCTCGCCAATCAAATATGCGACCTTATCTCGAAGGGTGTTCCTTTAAGTGCTGCTGCGAGCGGGAGCGGGATCAATAAATCCACTCTTCATCGCTGGAGGAATGAAAAGGAGGAGTTCGCCGAGATGGTTGAACAAGCCATCGGAGTAAGTGAATCAAGATTAATTACTCAAATCTCAACGGACGAAGACTGGAGGGCGAAGGCTTGGATATTAGAGCGCAGGTTCCCCGAACGTTGGAGCAAACGAGAAAAGATAGACATGAATGTATCGAAATCGGAAGGTCTAGAGGAAATTAAAATGATGATGCACCAGACCGATCATTTACTCGGAATTAATAACAGCGAGAACGGAACAAGTGAAGATCCAAACAAAGACGAAGATTAGTTCATAGTCTGACATAATAAACCTTGAGAGAAGAAAAATGAATCATCAAAATACTCAAAGAGAAATCCCTTTGATCAATACAACAACCCAAGAGGAAGTCAAAATGAATCATCATGGCGCGCGTGGTTATCGGTTTGAGATGGAAGTGCTCGGAGCTTTTTATGCTTCCCCTTCATACGTCCTTAATGAAAACTTGAGGCTCTTAACAGGAGACCGAGGTTATTGTGATGGGGTTGTTCATTCTGGATACATGAATGGGAACACTTTTGTGAAGCAGCTCAAAGTCGGCGAGATCGAAGTCAAGCTTCGGAACGGGCTTGGAAAAGAACCCCGAGAGGCTTTGGTTGACGCGCTCTTAGAAAGTAAAACTTTTAATTTCCTCCAACATAATCTTCATTTTAATCATGGGAACCCTCGGCGGATCTTTGTCTTGGGATTGACTATGGATTTAGAGACGCAGCGATCGCAGGGTGTTTGCTCTTATGATCAATATGGCGAGATCATCGTCGTCTATTTCCATAAACAGTGGTCTCAGTTTGAAGAATACGAACGTCGCCAAGCGATCCGATTTTATCCAAGCTTTCACGACTTTAACCATGATCTTTATCAAGCGGTCGACTTAGATGATTATTTTGATCGCTTAATCGGGGATCAATCTATTCAACCCTACTTCGATTTAATAAATAAAGGGGAGGTTGACGAGTTAATCTTCCAAATCTTGCCACGCTTAACCGACTTTACAGCAACGCAACAGCTCGCTTTTATCCAGCTCTTGAGACATCAAAGCAGGGTCGGTTATAGCACTCCATTAAAAGGACTATGTAATATTCTTAATCAGCAGAACGCGTCCGCACATATCGTTCCGTTTGTCGAAGCAGGATGGGTTGAAAAGCAATCGAAGCAGTACAAGGTCAACTTTATAAAAATCATTGAAGATCTATTTAAGAAGAGTCAAGGGGTTGACGTTCAAGAGATCTTAAAATCAGCGGGATTTGATATTGATAATCTCTTATAAAGAAGGTCTTGAAAGATGAACTTAGAACTTAATGACCTTCAAAAAAATATCATCGCTAGGATAAGACGGAGGGATAAAGTTATCTCAGCGAGATGTGGATGGGGGAGCGGTAAAACGAGCGGTCTCGTTTTTGCTTTATGGTTTATCAGCAGGATCCGCGCGGGGACTTCATCGCTCCTTATAACTGATACTTCTCCAAGGTATAGATCGGTTCTCGGACCCGAACTAGAGAAGTGGCTCGGGCCATTAGGATGGACTTTTAATTCTCTTGAAATGAAGTGGAGTTGTCCCGTGACGGGGTCGACGATATGGTGTCGCTCTTATTTTAGACCTGGAACTAGAGAAGCAACGCATAATCCGCTGGAGGGTTTGAATATAACAAGTGGGGTCGCCTTAATCGATGAATGCCAAACATTTAGATCGGATGAAGTTGCTCAAAAAGCCCTCGGACGTTTGAGAGCAGGTCCCTCGCCCATTCTGATTCTAGTCGGTCTTCCTGTTAGCGATGCGTGGTGGTGTCAATTATCCGAGAAAGCAGGTTATACACCCCTTCTCTTTACTTCTTACGTCAATCAAGAAAATTTATCGGATGAGTGGTTCGAAGCGACTAAACTGCTTCCAGAAGAAGAGCGGCTCGCGATGGTTATGAATAAACCGCGTCCTCCAACGGGGTTGATTTATAACGAGTGGACCGAGAGCCATGTAGTCGACGACTTCAAATATAGAGAAGATATGATCGGGCGGGTCGCGATCGATTGGGGGTTCCGAAAACCGTCGGTCTTAATTATGGTTTATGATGAAGAAAGAGAAGCGACGATTATCGTTCACGAGATCAATCCACAGGAGGTCACGATCGCGCAACTCTCTAAGCTTATATTATCGATTGCATGGCCACGTAAATTAAAATCATTGGCTCCAAGCGCGCGTATATGGTTAGACAGCGGGATAGCAGATAAAGCAGGATCCGCTCGGAATGATCAAACGGGACGCACCGCTTTTAGAGAAATAATGAAGCCTCCCGAGAGTGGAGGGATCGGTCTCCCGCTTCGATATACAACCGATCCCGTTTTGACTAATGTCTTAAATGGGATTCAAAAATTAAAGCGAGCTTTCGCGAGAAAGAAATATCTTTGTACTCGGGAGGTTTGGCAGCGAGGGGAGAAGGCCATCGGGAACTCATTTCGGAAGGCGATCCTTTCTTATGGATGGAACCCAACGAAAGACGAACCAAAAAAGGATGGGCGCGAGGACCCTCTCGACGCTCTAAGATATGACTGTATAATTCATCATTGGAGTGACTTGTCTACTCCTTCTTACTCTCCAACCTCCAGATCTAAAAGGCAATCTAGAAGAACGCGCACAATAGGACGAAAGGATTCATTTTGAAATTAATCAATGGCGACTCAATGGAGATCTTAAAAGATTTCGAAGACAATTCAATCGACTCGGTTGTCTCGGATCCTCCTTATGGATTGAGTCAAATCTCTACTCAAAAGTTTAACGAATGTATGATTAAGTGGTGCACCAATGATCGTTCCTTTATCCCCTCTTCAAGAGGATTCATGGGAAAGTCATGGGACTCTTTTGTTCCTCCCCCATCCTTATGGGATGAAGTGTATCGAGTATTGAAGCCAGGTGGCCACGCTTTAATCTTTGCAGGATCAAGAACCCAAGACCTTATGGGGTTAAGTTTGCGATTAGCTGGATTTGAGCTGCGAGATTGCGTTCAATGGATTTATGGGAGCGGGTTTCCTAAGTCTTTGGATGTAAGCAAGGCGATCGATAAAATAAAGGGAGAGCAGCGGGAGGTTGTCGGACAAATTAGGAGAAACGAAGGATTATGGAGTCAAGGAGAGATGAAGACTTTTTCTATTACCGAGCCTTCATCAGCCGAAGCCAAAGAGTGGGAAGGATGGGGCACAGCTCTCAAACCTGCCTATGAACCTGCGCTCTTAGTAAGAAAGCCCATCGAAGGGTCGGTTGCTCAAAACGTGCTTAAATATGGAGTCGGAGGAATCAATGTGGATGGGGGGAGAATTGAAACGGACGACAGCACTTTAAGAAAAGGAGAAGTGCGGGAGCCTAATAAAGAACACTTGTTTGCGATGGGCGGATTAGAGTTCTCGGGCGGGCACGACCTCGGGCGGTGGCCTTCCAATATTATCTTTAAAGAGGATTCAAACACGCAGGAGTGGGCGAGATACTTTTACTGCGCTAAAGCCTCAAGAGAAGAAAGAGACAAAGGATTGGAACGGTTCGAAGAATTCAACTCGGGAGTCGGAGCGTTAGTGGATGGGGGGAGAGCAAAAACAAAAAAGCGCAACATCCACCCAACAGTTAAGCCGATTGATTTAATGCGTTATCTATGTAGACTAATTACTCCAGCGGGCGGAACGGTTCTCGAACCTTTTATGGGAAGCGGGACGACGGGGATCGGTGCGATCAAGGAGGGGTTTAATTTTATCGGGATTGAGAGGGAGAAAGAATATTTTGAAATCGCCGAGGCTCGGATTAAATATTGGACTTCAATGGACCTCAGCTATGAAGACAATGAAGTCAAGCCGACGGATTCACAGCTCTCTTTATTTGGATGAGCAGCCGCGAGTAAACGCAAGGCAACGCGAGCAAACGCAACGCAAGGCAACGCGAGCAAACGCAACGCATAAAAAAATCTCGACTAGGGTGTCTGAATCAAAATATCTACTCTCTTTTAAATGTATGTGTACATATACGATAAAAAAGAAAAAAGTGAACCTAGTCGAGATTCCAGCGATCTTATAAGCTCTTGATAAAATAGTCAATATGTATTATCTTCTAATTAAAAGAACGTTTCCTTTTGAAAAAATGAAATGTTTTGAAATAATAGAACAAAATCCTTCGTTCCTATAGAAGAGGATAAAGCATGAGCAACGAGCAAGACGAGAGGTCTCCAGACCACCTCAAGGCGATGTTTCCAAGGTTTAGGACCCGAGGTATCAGCGGGACTCAAATCTCGGGCGGGAAGATTACAGGGAAAGAGCGGAACCCAAAATTAACAGGTCTTAATTGGGTACAAGAGTCGGAGGATATGCTCGCGACGGATCCTGTTGTTCGACGTTCTTGGCATATGCTAAGACAGACCCTACTCTCGGCGACTTGGAGATTTACAGCGGGTGTGGAGGGCGACGCGGTTTCTGAAGAACTCGCGAGATTTGCGAACGAAGCTTATGGGTTTGATGGATATGCGGGTCAAATGTCGACGTCGTGGGAAGAGCAGCTCACTTATTTATGGGAGTTCGTCCCCGTTGGTTATCGATATGCAGAGGAGATTTATCGAGTTGGTCCAGACTCAAACGGGAAGGTCCGAGTATGGTTAGACTATTATGCGGATCGAGAACCCTCCGCTCATAATCGTTGGTTATCTAGAGACGGACAACACCTCGACGGGGTCCTCCAAAACGTCGTCGGTTATACATACACACCCGAGCCTATTCCAGCGAATAAGATGTTGCTTCTTACTCTTAATAGAACGGGATCAAACTTCGAAGGCATCGGAATGCTTCGGCCTGTTTGGTGGTGGTGGCGGACAAAGCAAAGAGTTTCTAATCTAATGTGCGTTGGATTAGAACGATGGGCGTTACCTACTCCAAAGGTAAAAGTCGATCGGTCGCAGGCCGAGATGCAAGGCTTGACCGATGCTGATATAAGTACAATGATTGAAGACGCAGCGGATCAAGCGGAAGCCTTCCTATCTACTGAACTCGCTTATCTCGTTGAGTCTCCAGTAATTCAATTCGATTCATACGCAATAACTCCGAACCTATATAGTCAAGGTCCTCTTGATATAATCAAAGAGTGCGACAATCAAATCTCGCAGGCCTTCCTTGCTCAATTCGCTAATCTCGGAATCAGTGACACGGGTTCTCGATCTGTTGGCGAAGTTCATTTATCAGTCTTTAGACGAGCCGCGATCAACCTTTGCGATATCGTCGCAGCGCAGGTCTCGGGAGTAGATCGTCGAGGGGGAGGAACTATAGGACGTTTGATCCGATGGAATTATGGCGCGATTGATCCTAGCAAGCTTCCCCGCTTAACGCACACGGGTCTAGATACCGACGACCTTGCGGAATCTCTTGGTATGCTTCCAGGTCTAGTTCAGTCGGGTCTTTTAACTCCCGATGACGATTTAGAGCGGGCGATCCGCGAAAGACTTGGAGCTGGAGACCTGCCCGAGATTGCGGAACGGACTCCTTTAGAACGGTCCATGCCAAAAGGGGGAGGGGTTGCTTCATTAGCTGAGAACCTCCTAAGAAGAAAAGGACGCAATAATGGTTAAAAAGATCCGTCTTAAGGCTAAGAATAAACGAACGCAATCTCAAACTCCCGCACCTCCCAAAGACCGAGTTAAGGGTTCGAAGACTAACCCGAAGGGTGCTGCGAGTGGATCAAGAGGAGGGATCAAGATTCCTCAAAAATCTTTAAAAGCTCTTGAGAATTATCGAGATGAACATAATCAAAAGTATACTGCGAAGTCTAAAAAAGTAAATCTCGGAATACTTAAATCGGTTTATCAACGGGGAGCGGGAGCTTTCTCTTCTTCACATCGTCCGCAAGTTACATCTCGCGAGCAATGGGCACTCGCGAGGGTTAAAGCATTCCTTAAGCTCGTTGGAACGGGCGAGAGGAAGAAAGCATACACGACCGATCTTGATCTGCTTCCAGAAGGCCATCCGCAAAAAAGCAAAGCGGAGAAAAAGGCGGAGCTTTTAACGATTCCTAAAAAGTATAATCATATAGATTTCACTCCTCCAAAGGGAGCGCAGGACGCAGGTCGGCGAGCTCTTGAAGTTAGAGCAACTAAACCCGAATCCCAACGAGGGATGACCGCTGTCGGGATCGCCCGAGCAAGGGATCTCGCCAATGGTAAAGAGTTGTCTCCCGAGACCGTTCGAAGAATGCTCGCATATTTCTCCCGCCATGAAGTGGATAAAAAAGGCGAGTCTTGGGATGATAAAGGGAAGGGGTGGCAGGCTTGGCACGGATGGGGAGGGGACGCTGGATTTACATGGGCAAAGAAAGTGGTTAATCAAATGAAAGCAGCAGACAAGAAAGCTCAATCCCTCCGCGCTTATTCGGAGGCCAATCTCTTAGGAGAGGCGAACCCAATTTATGAAGTCCCCGACGGACTTACAATTGGAAAGCCTTTTAAAACTTTATCTCTTGGTCAAGTCTCGTCTCGCATGAATGGAGACGCGATTGGAAAAGAAATTAATGAAGATCTTCTTCAAGAGATAGTTCGAGTCTTTAGAGAGCGTCGCTCGGCGGATCCTGTCATTATCGATTGGCAGCATGCGACAAGTCCATTCCAAGGAGGAACTCCAGCACCTCCCGAAAGTGGAAACGCTCTCGGACTTATCGCCGACCTTGATTTAAGAGCCGACGGACTTTATGCCATCCCCGCTTATAATGAACGAGGACTTCAAGTTGTAAAAGACGCGGGAGGGATTTTATGGTCTTCTCCCGAGTATTTACACGGAGAAATATTCACTAGAGATGGGGGAGACAAGATTGGAGACGCGCAACTTTTAGCGATCACATTGACTCCCCGACCCGCACAACAACATGACAAGATTGATCGAATAACATTGAAGGAGAACCCAATGAAGACAGAATCCGATTTACAAGGAATGTCTCACGATGATCTCGTTGATTTTGCTATCCAGAAAGACGCAATGGTCCGAAGCTTGGAAGCTAAAATTAAAGAGATGTCAGAGGAGAACGAATCTAAAATCAATAAAGACACTGAAGCGCAACTCGCCGAGGACGATGATAAGAAAAAGCTCGCCGAGGACGACGACAAAGAAAAAATGGCCGAGCATGATGATAAGAAAAAGCTCGCCGAGGAGGATGATAAGAAAAAGCTCGCCGAGCATGATGATAAAGACAAAGACGAAAAAAAGAAGGAGCACTATAAAATGAGTGAATCTTTACCGACGACCCAACTCCTCTCGGAAATCCAATTTCTTAGAGAGCAAGTTCAAATCCTTAAAGCTGATAAATTGGAAGCAGAGCGTCGCGAAGCAGTTGGCGCGCTCCTTCGAGAGGGAAAAATTTCTCCCGCCGAAGAAGAAGCAGCAAACAAAGCATACGACTTTAAAAAGAACGGGGATCAAATCTTCTGGACTATGTTCTCCGAGCGTCCTGCTAATTCTGTCGTTCCTATGAATCAAGTCGGTCACGGTGCGAGCGGACAAGAGATTACAAAAGAGACAATCAATCTTAAGATTAAAACATTGTCGGAAGAAAAAGGATTGACTTATGCGCAAGCCTTATCTGAATTCCGTCAAACTAATACTCAAGAATTCCTAAAAGCTTACGGAGTGTAAATATGCAAACTCAAAATATCGTTAAATCATACGTCGCAGCGTCAACCATTGCCGAGTTCGATCTTGTAAAGTTCGACGCTAATGGTAAGATTGCCCAATGCGCGGCGTCGGACGCAGGATCCTCAACAATTCTAGGAATCGCGCAACGCGGAGCGGCCGCGGGAGAATCAACGGACGTTCTAGTGTATGGAGTTTCACGCGCTAAACTTGTGGCAATTGCCGATTTTTCCGTCGCAGGCGCAGGGTTGTTGGCTGCTTCAAACAACGGCACACTTAATACTGCGGGCAGTAATGACTTTGTCATTGCGCGCGTGCTTCCAAATATTAATTCGATCGGATCGGCTAATAATGATCAAGCCGAAGTTTTATTTGTCGGTCCTTCAATTGTTAAAGCTTAATAAGGAGTAAACTATGGCTTCATCATATAACAATATCCATCCAGTAGATCAGATTTTAACGAGCCTCGCGATTGAAGCGATCCCCTCGGATAATCAATTAATCGCGGATCAAGTTTTTGAAAAAGTAAACATTCCAGAACGAAGTGGGACTCTCTTAATCGAGAACACTCGGAACTTTATGGGCGCGACGGATCTTGATTTAGAGCGTGCACCAGGTTCAAGTCGAGCGATGATCGGATCATTTGATCGAACTAACTTGTCATATAAAG